GATGTTTGGGTTTTTAACCACTCATCTGTCAGCGGATTGCCATCTATGTCCTTGAGGTTTGCGCGCGACCATTCACCAAGAGATTCTTCTGGGTCCATGAAAATATTGATGCTGTCAATTATTTTTCCGTCTTTCATCTTCACAGCACCAAACTGTGTTGGTTGGCCATTGGAAGAAGGTTTGCGGAATTCATCAAATACCAGACCAGTCGTCTCGTAATCAAAGAAAATTATTTCTCGATTTTTGTACTTGTCCTTAAATTCCTGCCATGTTTTAGCATCGCCAAATTCTTGCTCTGCTCCGCCAATAAAAGCACCGTATGTTGGTTTTCTAGGATAAGAAGGCCTGTCTGAGCCGCTAGACAAACGCTTTGAGTAGTCAATCGGTTCGTTTATGTCAGCTAAAAGCTCATCAATGTCTACATATCCCCTTTCATCATGCATTTTGACAATTCTTGGAGTCATCGCAAACAATATGTCGTCATAATCAGTCTGACTGAAACCCTGAGGCTTCGAGAGTCCGGCAATCGGCTTATTTTTGCCTAGTACTTGCCACTCCCCACCAGGACCAAGGATGTTGGTAATGTCATGACCCCATTTACCTACACCAAACCATGATGTGCCTCTGCGGTGTCGTGCTGTTGCTAAATCCTGCAACCACAATGTGCGTATTTCCTTTATCATCGAGGAAAAGGCTTCAGTTGGATATCTGTCGAGATATCCAGAATATTTTGTAGCAGCTTGATACAGACCAGAGTGAGTAGACATAAAGTTCTTGTCATCACCAAGTGCAGCCAATACCGACTGCATCTCTGATGCTGCTTTTTCTTCGACTCCTAGATTTAACTCGACCTCACTGATAATCCCGTCGAGATTAAATGCATTTCCTTTTCTGGCATTTATGTCAGATATTCTCAGGCTGTCACCAACTTCCCAGCCTTTTGTAAATTTATCGTCAGAAGCAAATGCCACGTACGGACTACCAATGATGTTCGCAATAGCTCTGACTTCGTCTTGATTCTCAATTACTGAAGACTCATCATTTGCGCGAAGCTTTTGCAATAATGAGCGATATGCTTTGACTTTGACGGACGTTGAAGCAAAATCACGGCGTAAATTTCGTGACTGTGTCTCATTTAGCTCGCGTGTATTACCCAGTATCTGTCCAGAGCCAATTCCCCCACCTTTTGTGCGTTCAGGTATGAATATTCCATCATCTAGTTCTGCTACTCCATGATGAATAAAGTACGCGTTAGTTGGTGTTGGTGAAATAAAAAGGTTATCTTGTTCTTGCTGACTCAAAGACCTTATCGAATCAGCTTCGCTTTTAAGAACTGCAATTTTTTCTTCTGGTATTTCTTCAACATCTAGAACATTTTGTTCATCTCGTATTTTTTTGCGATTTTCTTCAAATTCTTGAATTCGTAGGCTTTCTTCAGCAAGATAAAGTTTTTCTTTTGCTTCCGTAACTCTGCTTGAAAGGGCTTTTTTAATTTCACTTTCCCGTTGCGCAGGGTCGTTAATGTTTCTTCTATCGAGGTCTTGCTCGATGAGTGCTACGTGTTCTTCACGTGTTTGATTTGCTGGATTTATTCCAGGTTTATCAATATCGATGGTTTCGACTGGCTCGTTGCTTCTTGAATTACCGCTAAGAACGACACCGTTATCTTTTCCTGTCCAATTCCCGGACCGCTCTAATTCGGCAATTGCAGCCCTTAGCCCTTCAACTCTTTTACGAGCCACAGCAACTCTTTCTTCTGCTGGGCTGGTTTGTTCTGTTGTGTTTGCCTGCCCAGAAGAGAGTCGCACGGCTTGTCGAACCGCCTGGGTTTCATCGTTTGTGCCTATAAATCTTGGACGCGTTGTGCCCTCATCGACCCACCCGTCTGCATCCGGGTCGAAATCACTGCCGGTTGGTTTTCTGCTTCCTGGCACCCCTCCTGTTGGAACATCAATGTCTCCACGACGACGCCTACGTCCGCCTCCAACATTTGGCCTATCAATAAGACGACCGCCCACATACGAGGCAAGGCGACGACCAATGGCCTTGGTTTCCTGCTCTAGCTCTCTACCTTTTCGGGAAAGCTCAAACGGAATCTCAAATTCCTCATCTGCGTTAGACATCTACAAAATGATACCACTTGTGTAAAACTCAATAAAAATGAATTTACGTGGTGTTAAGACTTTACTGAAGTCTTGTGTTGCATTTTGTGCAGGTTACGGACCATGGATATCGCTTAACCATACTTGGCGGGTGCTGGCAATCCAGGGCTCGTGTGGCGCGCTCGTTAAGGCAGTTTCGTATCCACGCAGAAAGGGATAGTTGCTCCTCGGATGAGGCTTGTTTCCAGCGCTCTCTTTCTGCTTCTGTGGTTCGGATGAGAACGGACTTATCGATTGGGGCGTCGTCTTCTTTTGCAACAGGAGCAATAGTTGGGCTGATTGTGTCAGCAACTTTTTTCATTGCCGCCATCATATTTGAAGCGCTTATATCTTCACTCGTCAAAATCTTTATCTGCTTCTTCACCGTAATCCTCCTCGGATTCATCCAGACCTGAAAGCTCGACTATTTCAGCATCAATTATGTCCGAACTATCTGTCCCTAGAAGAGACTTTACTGTACTTTCGGGCAACACGCCGGATATAGCCATCAGTTCCAAAAGTTTTTTTGCTTCGGACTCTGGGTCAAAACCAATCGCCGGTCTTTCAACTCCTGGCTGGCCGGCAATAACTGCTCGTATATTCGTATTGTTGTTGACATCCATTTGCACATTGACGTTCGTCTGTTCCATGCCAAGGAGTTTTGTCCTCCTGTCCATGATTGATAAAACCTGCTGAATAGCCTTGAGGTCTGGTTCAATTTGAATTTCCGTGCCATCCTCCTGAACCTCCCTGCGATGCTGCGTCATTGGCCAAATCGCCTGCTGTAGGTTGTCCAGCCGCTCAAGCTCAAGTCGAAGAACTTCGGGGTAAGCAAGAATTGCTTCCTTGTTCATTTTTTCCAATTGGCGCTGAACTGAACGAGTGACAGATGATGTGGATACCCCGAATCTTCTGGCTATTTCCTGCACTGACGTTCCAGCCTGGCGCATCTTAAAGATGCGTATATCGCGCTCGTTCAGAAATTCACGAGTCGTTATCGGCTTTGTTTTGTCATCACTCATGTTGTTGTCTTCATCCACTCTACCACTTCGAATGGGAAGCGTTTTCCGCGTTTCATCTTCAGCGGCCAGTGGCGTTCATCGCGAGCACCTCTAAAGTGCTTAACGTCATAGACGTAATCGCCACCAGCAGTTGGGTCTGGCTGTAGGGACAAGCCAAATTCTGGCCAGCGCGACCAAACTGCAGAACCGAATGGACGCAAATCCCTTGACGTAGAACTTGTACCAAGTGGGGCATGGTGCTCAATCCATAGAGCGCAACCATAAACAACGCGAATTGTGTCCAAATATTTAGCCACTTCAATGGCGATTGATTCAGAAGTTCTCCCACCTGGGTCAAGAAATGCCTTATATAGCGGCCCTATCACGAGAAGCTGTGGTCTAACTTGGTCTAGCGCATCTTCAAGGATTGCCCTGTCTGCTGCCTTGAGCAAGTCCATTCCTGATGGTTTGGAAAGCAGGTGTGCGTCAATGCTGTCAGTTCCTGCGTGGGACATGGCCTGGAGAGCAATTGAGCGTGATGTTCTTCGGATGATTCGTTCTGGGTTTTCTAGGTCAACGGTAAGCGTTGTGATTCTTGGCATTTGCTGAAAAGAAAAAGGATTTATTCCAGCAGCCGTAAGAATTCCAACCTGACGCGCAAGCATGGTTTTACCAACACCTTCTGCGGCTACGACTATCACTCTTTCGCTTTTTTCTAATAACCCAGGAATAACCCATTCATATGTGTCGCCAGTGGTTTCACTAAGAAATTCATTCCACTGAACAAGACGACCAGTATCCAGAACAAAGGACACAGTTGAAGAAGCAATGATTAGATTGCTCTTTGCAATTTTCTGTTTTGCATTTAGGTCGGTTCGCGCAATCAGTTCGCTTAGCTTCTCAATTGCGGCATCTTCTGGAGTTTGCGGCGACTCAACTTCAACCTCTTCAAAATCAATTTGCTCAAAATCTTGATTTTCCGCGTCCTCGAAAATCGGCAGCAATCCATCGATTGAGCCACCACTCGACATGTGGTCAGTAATATCCTTGTGTGATGGGCAAACCCATGCCTGCGCGCTGCATCCAGCTGCAGAAAGTGTCTCCACTACTTCATTGGCGTGTTTTACCCCAATTTCATCATTGTCGGCGATGACTTCTACAACGGCTCCAGCCAGTGCCTCTGTGTGGATGTCGAGCCATTTACCAGCACCGCCAGGCATCGTTGTTGCAACAATCCCCATGTCAATGAGTGTGTTGGCATCCTTTTCCCCCTCAACAACCCAAATTGGCACACCATTTTTCTTGGCTTCAAGAACTGCTGGCAAATTGTAAAGAACTTTCGGCGTATCGCCGAGAGCATAAACCCAGCCATTTCGCCCATCTGGCTTTCTCTGACTGAATGATTTCTTGCCATTCTCATCGACGTATCTAACTTTTTGAAATAGCAACTGATGATTTTCATCAACAAAGTCATACGACTCAACAAAAGTCAACTTCGGTTTCTGTGTGGGTATTGGTTTTTTTTCTGTCTTTATTGGCTTGTCTGTTGCAGCATTTCTGATGACGGGTTTTGAATCCTGCGGCATTAAGTCCGAAACGCGCAAACCAACCGAACTGCAAATTTCATCAACATTGCACGACATTGCGCGGTGGCAAGTAACTAGAACACGGCCGTCGTTCCCCTCCGAGACAGATAAGGACGGGTTTGAGTCGTCGTTTCTGCACGGACAGCGAGCAACCCATCCGGTGCTTGTTTTACGGACGCCATCAAGCAGTCCGAGAAAATTTTCTACTGGGTCGGATATTTGGGTCATTTGGTCACTTGAGATTCATTCCTGGAATAAGAATTATCGGTTCACGCGGAACCAATTGTATTTTCATTCTACGTCGCAAAGTCTTCCGTTGTCGCTCGGTTGTACCAGCCCAGATACCGTACTTTTCGTGGTAAATGCTGTATGCAAAACACTGTTCTATTTTTGCGCATTCATTGCAAATTTCAATAGCGAGCTTGGTGTTGTCTCGAGACTCGATATAACTTTCCTTGAAATCATCGCTCTCTCGGTCAGCGTGTGGAAAGAAAATGTTTGGGCTGTAATTTTTGCATGCGCCATCAGTCGGCGGTCTATCCACTCGTACTGGAATTTCACTTTGCGTATATGGATAGCTTGGCACTGTTCCCCCAATCATGAACTATAAATTGATGGGAGTGATGTTAGCGGGTGTCAACCAATCTTGTCACGTCTCTGGCGGAAAGAAATATTGTCGCACTGCGAATAACCAGTTGACCAGATATATCTTCTGAAAGAACATCTACAGCGTCTACGGGAATCGAGAATCTTGTTGCTAGCGCGGCTCGCGTGCGTTCAATTTTTACTTCGTCGTCAGCAAGGGCTTCATCTTCGGTTCTTATCACCCGAGGTCCGACGAGCGCGCGAATCTCACTGGCTTTTTGTTCAGCGCGCAAACACCACGCACAAGCCAATTCTCCAGTTGATGCTGCACGTTTACGTATCTCAGTATGACCACATACTAGGACGTGATGATACGAAACATGACCCCAAGCACCGACTCTTTTTATTTCGGCTATTTTGCGTCTTGGTGAGCGCCTACGCTCGGATGTCATTAAGACTCGGTCTGAAGATTATTTAAAAAGCTTTCGCAAGAAGCTCTTTAGCCAATTTTTTGCCTTAGTTGTATCGACTTCAACCTTGTCTGGAACTGACTGCTCAATTTTTTCTTCAATGGCATCCCATGCCTTCATGAATTCATCCGTGTCAGCAAGATACGAGGAGGCAGAATCCTTTATCTTGACTGCAGCTTTCGGTGCTGACGTCTTTTTCGCCGCAGGCTTTTTGGCTGCTGGCTTTTTCTTGGCCGGAGCCTTCTTAGCTGCGGCTTTTTTTGCTGTTGGTTTTTTGTTCGTTGTCATGGAACAGACTCTAGTGCATAAATCGAGCCCGCGGTGAAAGGGGTATTTTATTCAAAAAACATATTTACGGTTCAACTTTTTAATAATGATTAGTATTTCGATGTGGAGCAATACGTTGACGATTTCGGCAAGATGGCCTTAGCCCTGACGTCGGCCCAGTTGGCTAAAGATGTTGCCATTTCCGAGCACGGAATCGGAGAGGACGTGGCTACACACTTTCTTGGATGGTCTCCAAAGTACTTAATGCTTATTGCCCAGATGAAGCAGTCTGTCACCAATCTCCCACACGAAATAAAATTTGAAAAGTGTAAAGAATTATGCGAGTTAATGCGAAAATACTGGGGTATTGCGTCGCTGACGATGGTGGCTGAGGGGTACTGCTCCTACGACGCAGCACAGACCAAAGGGTCCAGTCTTGCAGCCGCATTCGTGGACAGGGACAACTCTGTGTCTGAGTGCATAACGATAAGCCATGCCTCTATTGACGATTCAGACTCGGTAACGCCGGTTTCGATGGTCGCCGCACCATATTCCGTTTCAATAGGTAAAAAAGTTGATTGGGCAGAAATGCTCTTTTACCCAGAAAAAGCAGACAAATACCTAAAACAGGCGAAATATCCGCAGATGATAAGAAATTCGTTAATGGGGAACGTGGTCGATGAAGTGAGCCAGGGGCAAATCATGCGAGTTAGGGATGAAATAGACGAACTTGGCTTTCTGATTCAAGATTTTACTGTTTAAATATTAGGTATAATTAAATATTATGGGAGCTTTTTACGATAGTCCTGCATTTGGAGACGGCTCCAAGGGGGAAGTAGAAATAATTGCAGGCGTAAAGATTCACCGAGCGAGCCGTCAACCATGCCCAGTTTGTGGTCATCCGACCGGTGATTGTAGTGGAGAATCTGGGCCACCAAAAACTATTTTTGGTTACAACACGAATTCATCACTAGATGACAATTTGACTTTTTATGTTGAAGAAGATTATGTTGAGGAACACGAAATAGCACCAGGCGTTACAACGAAAACAATAATTTATCGAGCTGGACAACACATTCCATTAAATACAGCAAAAGAGCTCGGACTAATTTAATTTTTTCCACGACGCTGGACCATTTCAGTATTTTTTTTTCGGCTACACTCTTTTCTCTTATACGCTCACCGCACCACACAGTAAGGAATTAAATTAAAATGTCTATTCTTGACCCATCTTTCATCGCAAGTTACGCAGATAAAAAAACACCATGGGGTTTCGGTGGTTTGGGCGAGGTTGTATACCTGCGCACATACAGCCGCCCAGTCGATGGAACTGGTCGCAATGAGACGTGGACCGAAACAATTACCCGCGCAATTAATGGCGCAATTGAAATTGGCGTTCCATTTACGCCAGAGGAAGCAGAAAAGCTTTTTGACCACATGTTTAACCTGCGTTGCTCACTTTCTGGGCGTGCTCTTTGGCAACTTGGCACACCGCTTGTCAAGAAGTTCAATGCAACTTCTTTGAATAATTGTTACTTCACGAATATTGAATCGATTGAAGATTTTGAATTGCTGTTTGAATACCTGATGCTGGGTGGCGGCGTTGGATTCTCGGTAGAGCGCTCGAAGATTCACGAGCTACCAAAAGTTAAGCCAGGCGTCGTCATCACTCACGAGCGGTCAAATGACGCAGACATTATCGTTCCTGACTCTCGTCAAGGATGGAAGCGACTCCTTCATGCAGTTCTTAAGTCATACTTTGATACTGGCAAGTCTTTTTCATACTCGACAATTTTGATTCGTGAATATGGCGCGCCATTGAAGACGTTCGGCGGTACCGCATCCGGTCCAGGCGCATTAATTGACGGAGTTGCCGACATATGCAAGGTAATGCAGAATCGCGAGGGCAAGAAGCTTCGTTCAATTGACGTGCTCGACATTTGCAACATCATTGGTCGCATCGTTGTTTCTGGTTCATCACGTCGTTCAGCACAGATTGCAATTGGTGACCCAGACGACGTTCTGTTTATTCGAGCAAAGAACTGGTCAACTGGCAGCGTTCCAGCGTGGCGTGCTAACTCCAACAACTCCATCTATGCAGATGCGTACGAAGAAATCATGACAGAACTCTGGAAGGGTTACGACGGCTCAGGCGAGCCATACGGTCTTGTTAATCGCAAGCTTGCAAGGAATTATGGCCGACTAGGCGAAAGAATGGTCGACAACAGCATTGAGGGCTTCAATCCATGTGCGGAAATTGCTCTCGCAGATGGCGAGTCATGCAATCTAGCGACAATATTTTTGCCAAATGTCGAATCACTTGAACAGCTAAAAGAAATATCAATGTTGCTGTACAAGGTGCAGAAACAGATAACCAGGCTTGACTACCCATACGCAAAGACAACCGAGATTGTTCGCAAGAACGCAAGACTTGGCCAGAGCGTCACTGGAATCTTGCAGGTGGAGCAGGAAAAGATTGAGTGGCTTGATAAGGCGTATATAAATCTCCGTGAATTTGATAAAAAGTACTCGGCAGAAAATAATTGGCCAGAATCGGTTCGCCTTACAACAGTTCAGCCATCTGGTACCTTGGCGCTGCTCCCAGGCAACACGCCTGGTATACATCCAGGATTTGCGCAGTACTATATCCGACGTGTGCGCTTTGGCTCATCAGACCCATTGGTCGATGGTTGCCGTAAGCGCGGTTATAAAGTTCAGTGGGATATTGGAATTGACGGTCGCGAAGACCACACTAAATATGTGGTTGATTTTCCGTGCGAATCGCCAGAGGGTGCAGTTCTGGCCGCAAGCATGACAGCAGTTGAGCAACTTGAATGGGTAAAGAAGATGCAAACTGTATGGGCGGACAACGCCGTGTCCGTAACCGTCTACTATCGTAAGGAAGAGCTCGATTCAATCAAAGAATGGTTGTCCAAGAACTACGACAAGGGCGTCAAATCGGTGTCATTCCTTTTGCACAGCGACCACAACTTCCCGCTTCCGCCATACGAAGAAATCACCAAAGAGGAATACCAAAAACTGATATCAAAAATAGATTTTTCAATTCCTTTGGTGCAAAATTCCTTTGACGGACTGCTTGCGCTTGACGATTGCGCTACTGGTGCTTGTCCTGTAAAGTAATAGGCCACGCAGGCGTTGGTAGCTCAATCGGATAGAGCAACAGACTTCTAATCTGTAGGTTGTAGGTTCGAGTCCTACCCGACGCGCCATCAAACACATCAATCATGGAGGCTGCAATGGAAGTGAAAGAAAGAAAAATTGATGAGTTTGGGTTTGTGCGTCTAGACGCACATATGGCCGACGATATGTCGGTTGTCAATGCAGCACGTGTATCTTTTGCGCGACACCAAGAGGAGCTTGATGAAGCAGCAAAAGGATTGATAAATTTCTTAATGCGCGAAAGACATGGCACTCCTTTTGAGCACAATGCATTTAGATTCCATATTAAGTGTCCAATATTTGTTGCTAGGGAATGGTTTAGGCACAGAATAGGTTCATTTAATGAATTTTCAGCTCGATACAGTATGGTCAACGATGAGTTTTTCGTTCCTGCAGAGCACGATGTGAGAACTCAGGTTGGAAAACCGGGCGCATACCACTTTGACCCCGTTGAAAAAGATGTCGCCGATAGAACTATTGAAAGAATTAAAAATATAAACGAAATGGCGTACGGCACCTACAAGGAATTGATTAATGACGGCGTTGCAAAAGAGCTTGCACGAACAGTTTTGCCAATGGGAATGTACACACAGTTTTATTGGACGGTAAATGCTCGCTCGTTAATGAATTTTTTATCTCTTCGTCTAGACAAGTCTGCACAGGTGGACATTCGCCGATATGCAACGCGTGTTGAAATTGTTTTGGCTCAAACTATGCCTGTCACGTATAAGGCATGGGTTGAAAATGGAATGGTATGTCCATAGTTGATTGAAGGTGTAAAAATTAACCATATTTTTGGCGAGTAGCTCAGTTGGCAGAGCAAGGGACTGTTAATCCCTGGGTCGTAGGTTCGAGCCCTACCTCGCCAGCCATTATGTGGATTATTTAATTGTTTCCGATAGGGTACATCTAAACCACAAATTTAAAGGAAAATCATGAGAAACATGAAGAAGGTAGTTGTAGTTGCCGCCCTTTTGTTTGCAACGCTCGGCTCTAGTGAGGCAACCGCTCAAGATTGCGGCGAATACACAGAAGCTCCATCATCATTGGCCCCCTCAATGATTACGATTATTGATACAGAAGTTGGAACCGATGCATATCAACGATTGGTTGCTTACAGCAATGGTGGGCACAAGGCTTTGGGAATGGCGATTGCTGGTTTCTATAACTACCTTGATAAGTGCCAGTACGTAGGCATTGGTATCGGAGACGGAAGTGGTGGTAATGGCTTTCGCCCGAATTACACACTAGCTATTTGGTACGAAGGTATTGATTTGTCCGTGGCTCGTTCTGCTATTTACTCCCTTATTGGAGCCAGCGCGAATCCAGTTGTGACTAATGGTGATTGCAATATCTCATGTGACGGAACGACTGGTCGTCAGTTTAATGGCACCATTGCTACTTCCACCACTACGACGAACATTCCCGAGACGACCACCACTACGACGACAATTATTCCGCAAGTTATTGTGCCCGTTGCTCCTCCAAGGCCAGCAGAAGAATTAGATGTTGCTCCAGTTGAAGTACCAACAATCCCAAGTGAAGCACCAGTAATCGTTGAAACAACGACAACCACCTCCCTTGCTTCCATGCAAGTAATTGAGTCTGTTCCATTGAGTGTTGCTACTGCAAATAAGGAAATTGCTAGCAATAAGAAGACTTTGCCCCCTAAGAAGAAGGCAAAGAAGGTGGTTGTTCAGCGCCGAAAATAACATAGGCGTCGGAGCGGTGGCAGAGAGGCTTATTGCACCTGTCTTGAAAACAGGAGTCCGTTTGCGCGGACCGGGGGTTCAAATCCCTCCCGCTCCTCCATCTAGTCTGGGTAGCCCAATGGCAGAGGCACGGCGCTTAGGACGCCGCCAGTGAGAGTTCGAGTCTCTCTCCAGGCACTATATTTTTAAGGGCTGCCCTTGTAGCTCAGTGGTAGAGCACCTCACTTGTAATGAGGTGGCCGTGGGTTCGACTCCCACCGAGGGCTCCACTTTTTGCTAGGTTCTATTTATGTCCGTAAAAATCATCAAAAATGTCGATATCGGCAATATTCCGCCTACCCCGGCGATTCCGATTATTGATGACGCTCGGACTCCGGAAGCCACATCCAACCTTATTGAAATCGCTGGATTCCACGGATATCCAGTAAGTTACCGACAAGAACAGGGTGGGCGACTGATTCAGAATATTGTCCCTGTGCATAAAAACGAAAACCAACAAATATCTACGTCGTCAAAAGTTGAATTATATCTTCATACCGAGACGGCTTTTCACCCGTATAAGCCAACACATGTAATTTTGATGTGTTTACGCGGCGACGAAACAGCACTGACAACATACTCATCCCTTGATGACATAGTCTCCGAGCTTTCTGAAGAGCAGATAAATGTTCTCCGAACTCCAAACTTCACAACTTCATTGGATGACAGCTTCATGATGGATGGGGAACCGGATTTTACTCTCGGAATAACTCCTCTTTCTCGCGACAAAGCCGGCCATGATGTATTCACATTTGATTGGGCGTTAATGAGAGGTAAGACCACAGAAGCGCAATCGACTCTTTCCGCTGTTCGTGATGCAATATCAAAGACCACAAAAGAAGTGGCGCTCAAGTCTGGTGAAGTTATGGTTATAGACAACAGAGTTGCTGTACATGGCAGAAAGCCGTTTCAACCAAAATATGATGGGAGCGATAGGTGGGTGAAGCGAATCCTAACCATAGATAGACTTCCGCCAAGAAAATACATGGACGAACATGTGATTGATTTCAATTTTGAAGAGGAGGCGATGTGAGCTTTAAAGAAATAGGTCTCTCCGAAGAGTTCGAATTTCTGCGCACACGTTTTGTGGACGGGTACGATAATCACATTGCGGTTGGAGAAGGGTGGGGTGGTTTAATAAAGGAATGTCACAATGCATTAATTGCGTTCGACCCAAACTATAAGATTTATCAAATAAAACAAAAGTTCGGAGGCCTAAGGTACTACATTAAGCCTTCAAATGATGCTCTGGTTTACAGGACTAGCGCAATTATCGCGCCGTTTGAGAAGAGGTCGTATTTGATTTGTGAAGCATGCGGAGTAAATGGAAATTTAAGAGTTAAAAATCGTTTTTACCAGACACTGTGCGTTCAGCATGGACCAGAAGACTACGGGTTTATTAGTGCATCCACAATATACCACTAGCATGTATCCAATAACGATAAGGCAATCTCGTTATGGTGGGACATATGAGGGCGGCGAGTGGTATGCGTATCACGGAGACATAGAGCTCACACAGGGGTATTACGACTACATTGACGGCGATGACTGCGACGCTCTGGATTTTTGGGATTCGGACGACTCAAAATTTTTTGGTATTGGCGACACGCCGAACCAGGCACTCGAGGATATGTTGGACAGAAATCCAGTTATTCGTACATCTCCCGATTGGGAATAGACAGGTCTTTTCTCATTCTGAGAAATGTTTTTAGCATTACCGCGACTATTACCGGAGCAAATATAACTGCAGAAACAAACTGGCAGCCCTTCTTGATGTCAATCACCTAAAATCACCACTCCCACTTATCGCCCCACGCTCTTTCCTGTCGGCAAGTTTCGCAAGATTCTCATGAGCTACATTATCCAGCGTGACATTTAGCTCAAGCGCTAATTGAGAAACATACCAAAGAACATCCCCTAGCTCTGATGCTAATTCAAACCGCTTTTCTTCCGTCAGGTGTGAATCATAATCACGAATGACTTTCTTTAGTTTTCCCGCTACTTCCCCAGCCTCGGAGCAGAGACCAAGAGCTAAGTATTCGAGTGCTTTGCCCTCTGGGTAGATTGCAGTAGAGCTGGTTCGATGTTGGTAGTCGTTAAAATTCATGATGAGGCCTATCTATTTTTGTGATACTTAACTTTGTTGTATTCATTTTAGTGATTGCAATGTAATAATGATTGCCATGACAGCACTGATAATACTTGGGTTTTTGAGCCTTGTTGCCGGAACATTTCACATTTTTCTAGCTAGGTCGATAGACCAGTACACCGGCTATGGCCAGGGCGGCACATTCCGCGAGTGGAATGAATTCGAGCGCGAAAAGATGCTTCTCCCATAAGGGGGCTAGCTTTCAATAAAGATACATTCCCCAGGGCACTCTTCGGCAGCTTCTATTACGTCTTCAAGCCTGTCGTCTGCGAAAGATGCTAAGCCAGCTGCGCCTTCTGGGTTCCCCACAGCGGCCGCATAAATCTTGTCCCCTTCGCGCACATACGCAAGACCGTCTGGCATCATATGAAAAACATCTGGGGCTATCTCCGCGCAAAGACCATCTCCAGTACATAAGTCTTGGTCAATCCATACTCTCATTGCGCAGTTTCTTGTCCGCAGTAAATCTTTGCTTCATGGAGAACTTCGAACCACTTCTCATCTATGTTCGCGCCGAATTGACTGAGTTCCATGAACAGTCGGTCACCAAGGCCCTTGTCTGACATGTCCTTAAATAATGCAAAGAACTCATGACTCTTCGTGCTTAGGTGTATATCCTTGCGCGTGAATGGATGTGTGATTCTTATGTGCGCAGCATTAAGCATTGGAGTGCAAATGTTGTATTCAGAGTTTTTTGCAGTTGTAAATGCAATCTCTTCGCTGTTCTTTTCCTCACGAACAACTTTTTTCTTCGGGGGTGCTCCAGCCATTACTTATCCTCCGTAATCGGTCCGCCGGTAACCCATGCCCGGCATGTTCTCTTTGATGCACACTTAAAATCAAATGCTTCGCAATAACCAAGCTGGCCGGCCGCATCTATGGACGTCCATTCGTCTTGACGTTCTCCACCAGTAACACCTTCATTGATGCATGCCTTCATTTTTGGCGAAACAATAAATACAGCACAATTCCCACAGAGTTGTTTTTTCGCGTCATCCGCGTCAACGTCCCACTCACTTGCCAATTTTGCCCAGTACTCTTCATTTGGTTCAGCAGGATTTAGTGGTCCATACATCGCTGTATCAATCGCTTTTTTCCTATTACGAAGATTTACTGCTATATCAGTTGTTGCCACAGGGCATTTATTAGATTTTTGGTCAGCCTTTGTCTCGAAACGGAATCCAACTATTTTTCCTGCATACGTTCCCCATGTTTCACTTTTCACAGTTGCTCCTCGCTATCTGGGATGCCATTGCCGTTTTTGTCTTCAGCATTTCTTCCAGTGGAAATCATCAGTCCTGCAAGTGTTCCAGTTATGAAAGTCGCGACGCTCGAAAGCACGCTAAAAAACATTTTATCGTTTTCTGCTTGAGCCCCTATCGGCTGCGTAACGAATACGAGAGCGTACAAAACACCTATAGTTGTTAGTGTTAAAACTGCAGCAAGTACGCACCCAACAACAAACTTAAGACGAGCATCAAGGTCCGCTGGTGTGAGTCGTGGTTTCATATTTTAATTAACCCTCCTGATTAATCAAGGTTGGAAAAAGAACGGACTGGGCGCACAAAGTACAATTGGTCCTTACTAACGTTGTAGCCACTAGACCCACTAGCACCAAAAATCTGCACATGTGCGGTTTCGTATGTGAAGTTCATTCCTGGAACACCTTGGGTTGAACTCCAGTATGCGCTACCATCATCAAAGCCTCCAACCATGTCTCGATGGGCGTATAGCTGGGCCATCTCGTCATCGGAAGGCAGGAACCAATCTGCAAATCCATTCCATGAATAACTAGTGCAATATGCTGCTGCGCAGTTGTCTTTTGTATTTCCACTCATTGACGCAATAAGTTTTGTGTTGCTCTCTCCTGTGCCAATTTTGTTTCCCGAAGCACCAGAATCTCCGTATCCAGAAGACCAGGATATTTGGACGAAATCGGGATTTCTGCATGGACCTGCTTCAAACCACAAACCAGTAGTATTTCCATGTGTGGTCGGATTGATAAAAATAACTCCACCCGCAGGTCCTTTATCACCGATTCTTAAATGTTCTATTTTCATGGCGCCGTTGTTACCTCTGGTGAAATCGTATCTACGCTTGTTTCGTTCGGGTCCCATCCAAGCAGCGTTTTTGTGCACGCTCCATCTACCTCGCATATTGGCGGCTTACATTCACTCTTGCCCCAGTTTTCAGGGTCTTGACATTTATATCGGTACTTACCGTCATAACCGCAAGAAGCAATAAGAAGTGCAGAAACAAGAATTAACCTTTTCATTTTGTCTTGAATTCATTCCAGGTTTTGTCACCCACACCAAAATATTCACGAGCAAAACCAGATTGGATAATGTCTTTGTTTAAACAAGCAGTTGTGGGGTCATCTATTTTGTCTGATGAGTAAATTCTTGCCAAAACTCTTCCATATTTATCATTTTTGTCTGGAATAGTGTTTACAAAAACCCATTTATGACCATCAAGCCAGTCCTTGGTAAAAGACTTTGCCTTAAGCCCAAGTTCTTTTTCCTTAAGGTCTTTAGTGCGTGACTCTGGTGTATTAACGCCATATAGACGAACACGAATTTTATGATGGACACTAAATCCAAGGTCAATCATTAGGTCGACCGTGTCTCCATCAATTACATTGAGTACCGTTGCCCCATACCAGAATCGTTCCACGACAAGTTATCCCTACTTGCTGTTCTTTGGATTTAGGCGATTCATTATCGCATCTTGGCCCGGGAACTTGGGACCCATAACGCGTCCTGTTTCTGGCTTCTTTTCTACTCGCGGACCTGGTGCGATTGTTGGTGGCTGTGGCCTATCAGCTCCTGGTCTTTTTGATGAAGGAGTTCCAGGATTTGGCTTTTGTCCTGGTGGGTACTTCTTTCCAGGACTCGGAATACGGTCTGCTGGCTTGCTTGGTTGAGGCCTACTTGGGCTTGGGTATCTGTCGGCTGGCTTGGTATCTTTTGGCTCCGGTTTTTGCCCAGGAGGATACTTTTTCCCTGGACTTGGATACCTGTCGGCAGGCTTCTGGTCCCTTGGTTTGGATGGTGACGGCTTTTGCCCTGGTGGGTATTTCTTTGGCGGGTCTGGATACCTATCTGCAGGCTTCTGGTCACGTGGTTTTGAAGGAGATGGCTTCTGTCCCGGAGGTGATGACGGTCCCTTTGGAAGACCGTCAGCAGATGGCTTACCATCTGCCCCTCTTAGAACCTTGTCGAAAGCTGCTCTAGCTCTTGCACGAGCATCTCTTTCTTCCTTGCTTCTATCCTCAACGCGTCGATTCATTTTTATTCCCTGAAGCTTTAGCTGCTGACGAACAAATTTTCTTCTCTGCGCTTCATAGTTCGCATCGCTTGAGCGTTGATATGGTTTTCTTTGCTCTTGTGGAGTGCCATCGAAAATCATTCCATCGCTGTCGTGGTCTACGGCTTCTGCTGGATTTGTTCCGGTAGGAGCAGCGCCGCCAGCGCGTTGGCCAATTGACATTCCAAGAGCGGCTTTGTACTCATAATCTTCAAGTTCATCTGACTTCTTCTTTGAGTTTTGGTAACGCTCAAGAAGTCTTTTTCCTTTTGCAGCAAGCGCTGCTGCATCTTCCATATTTTTGGGAACTGGTTCCCCCCATGCTGCAGCAGAAAGAGCAAGTCTTGTTGCTCTTCCTTTTTCGTCTTTCATTGGTCCACGTGGGTTGGTGAAAAATCTAGTAAGGAATGAACCCTTGCGACGCATTTTTTCCGGTGTATCAGCTGGGCCTCTTACTCCTGGCTTTAGATTTGCGCCTTCTGTTCTCTTGAAGAACGCTCTACCAGCAGCTGTCAAACCACCCTTTGGGTCTTTGAGTGGTTTTTTCCCGCCCTTTGTTTTTATGTATTCAGGAATTGCCGAGATTTGTTCCTCGGATGGGAATTCGAATTGACCGACACGATTAGAACCGTAATACTCATCGAATATTGGCATGAAATCTTCTGATTTAAGTTCGATTAGCGTTTCATCAATTAGCTGCTCGAGCTCATCTTGTTCTTGGATATTGTTCGCTATTTGCTCTAATTCGGCAAAAAGTTCTTCATCGCTTTTGATTTGTGACATCGCATCTTCCATGGTTCAATTTTCGCACAGATATGAAACTATAAAAGAAACAACCCCCGGTTTCACCGTTTTCACGATTACTCCCGGGGGTTATTTCAACTCAAACTGGATAACCAGTTATTGGATTAATCAGCTTGGCTCTCCGTCGAAGTCAACTTTGACGAATGCTTCTGGACGCTTGACAGCAAGGGCGAGTCTCTGCTCGGCCAAGATGACGATTGCGTTGCGCACGAAGAAGTCTGAGTGCTGTTCCGAAATTCGGATTGAAGCCTCTTCTCTGTCGTACAGCTGAGCACCGGTACCGAATGCACCGACCAGGGCTGTTCCCTCAGCAATTGCCGGGGTGTCAACGACTGGCATTCTCCAAACGCGTGGCTCGCCACCCATTGCAACCGAAACTGCAACGAGGTACTGACCCTGCTGGTCTTTTGTCAATTCGATGTCTTCCCAGTCGTTCGGGTGCAACACGATGCCGGATGGCTCGTAGTAAGCAAGGAACGAGAGGGTTGCGGCACGACGAATTGCATCAGCCTTTGTGTCTGCAACTGGTGAGGTTGCACCGTCTGACCATGCGTACTCCTGAATGTTTGGAGTCTGGAGAACACCAAGAAGGTTTTCGCCAGTTCCATCGCCATTCAAAATCTGCGAGTCTTCTAGGAGACGCAGACCGTACATGAGTTCGTTGTCGATGATTGAACGTAGCTGTGGCTCATCGGCGAGGACGTTGCGGTGTGCAGCTTCCCAGTGTGCCAATGTGCGAACAGGAGCCTGCTCACCAACGAATGCGAACGATGACTGCGGCTTGATACCGAAGTTGCCACCAGAACGCTCAGCAACTGAAGATGCCGAGTTTGTTCCATGACCTGCCTGCAGCGTGGTGAAGCCAAGCTGACGGAAGTATTCGATTACTGCTGCAGATGTTCTGCGAACTGGGAACAGGTCGCGAACACGCTTTGTACGCATTGGAGGAAGAACCATGGCATCGCGCTGAACGTTTCCGAAGCTGCCGAGGCGGCTGTCGGTAACTGCCGTTGTTGGCAATGCTGAGTAAACGTCCTTTACGTTGTAAGCGGTCAATGAAGCAGCAACTTGCCATGGTGCAACCATGTTTGCGCCGTTACGGCCACCATTGAGTGTCTTGAACTCAGGTGACTCGATAAACATTTGACCGATTGACTTGATTTCGCGTGAGCTCAATTGACTGAGGTCTGCAGCTGCTGCAGCATAGCTTGAAGCTACTGCTTCTCCCTGTGGCTGTGATGACCATGAGTCAACATCGCCCATTGTCTGAAGGTCAGCAAGCAGTGACTTAATTGACTTAATGTCCTGCATGTTCTTGTCGAATGCTGACTTCTGCTCAGAAGAAACAACTACTGTGCCTTCCTCGATTTTGAATGAGTCCGCAATGGCTTTATTGTCTGCCATTTTGGTGCGAAGAGCTGACTGCAGCTCTTCAATTCTTGCTTTGTCTTGTGACATGATTTGCTCCGTATTGGAATTTGAAGGGTTGAATTACTGCTTACGTCGTGGCTTAGGTAAGCACCCAGCCCTCGTAATATCAAAAATAACAGATGGTTTACATTCTTTAGTGCAACTAATAAAGTTTTATACAAAAGTGTGTAAATAGTAATTGCTATTTATTTTTGACTGAGTTCCTCAGAAATTGCGTGCTTTTTCTTTAAGTTGCTCTTGCCACCGGAACGAAAAACAGTACGAACGGCGTTCATTATTTCTCGGCTTCTGGTTCTCTCCGCATTTCTTCTTCCCAGCGAAGTTGAGCCGGTTCTATTTGCGTAATCGGTCATATTTGTGCAAGGCATCCAAACTGTTCTTCCGTTTTTGCTAACTCTCCTGCTTACGCCAATGCAACCAATTTGCCTAGCTCTTGACCGAGCTGAGTCTGGGTCCATGAACACATCTGTGTCATCTTCCCTTACGTATTGAGGGCCCTGAAGAGCTTTGCCGCTTACCGGGACACAGTTTGGGACCATGCTCCCATTTTTCCCAGGTTTCATTCCAACCTGTTTGTATCCAGGCCAACATGGACTAGATTCCGCTTTTCCAGCAAAATTCCCAGATACCAATCCACCGCCGTCGATTGTTTCTATTCCTCGAATCGGCATCTCGTTCAAGTTTTCCCAATTATCTATTCTTCGTTTTTTCTTTTTCTTTCCAGTGCTTCTTCCGGCAGCTTTTCTTTCTCCGGCAACAACGGTTCTCCATTTACTTGTTTCAGCAATATTTGATAGACGCTCAAGCTCACCCATTGATGCACATGGCATCCAGTTGCCATCTTTATCCTTGTGCGCCCCAGAGCAACCCATTTCACGCGCAATTGCAAGTGCGTCAAGCTTCTTGACCAAGTCTGGTTTTTTCATATCTTCCTGCCAAGTTTTGACTGCAATGCAGCGATAAGTCTTTGATTTCCCTCTGGGACTATTGGCTCGCGCTTTGATTCAACAAGGAATTCAGCGTGCCTATTTGCGCGCCGTGAAGGTGATTCTGGATTTGCCGTTTTTTCGGCAACGTGTGCTCTCACTATTGCTTTTTGTCCGATTCTTTCAACTATCCGATTGATTGCAATAGACGCAAGACTATTAGCCTCTCTTGAAATTAGTTGTCCAGATTTTTTATCAAATCCAATTTTTTGATTATTTTTTATAGAACTAAATACTTCTGAGCGCCTAGCCGAAGATGAGAACAACCTTGCCTTGAAGTCAACTATGTTGATTTTTTCAATAGGGCTCTTGAATTTATCAATCCCCCTGCTAGACGGGGAACGAAATCCATTGGTTTTTGTCTCTGATGGAAATCTTGAAGCGTTCAGTATTTTCTTCTGTGATGTCACGATTGGGGTAGACGGAACGATTACTTCTGGAGAATCAAAATTTATTCCATCAACTATTCTCTGCACCGAAGAGTTAATTTCCTTGAAATCAGTTGCAACAAATCCAGCAGGAAGTGATTTTGTTGCGTACGACTCACGCGAAACAACACCATCTATTAGGCTATTTCCGAATTCGGTTAGTGATTTAACAATAAATTTTGAATCATCATCAATAGCTATGGCATGCGGCATATTGCGCAGGGCATCTTTTATTATGGAAATACGTTTCACTTGCTACCTCCGGAAATGAGACTTCGAAGTACTTGTTTTTGATTTTGTAGTACGTCAAGTCTTGAATTGAACAGTTTAGAAATAATGTTTAAGTGAATTTTTTCCCCATCAGACATCCCATACCCATTCATGTCGGATGCAAATTTTTTTGAGTTAAAACTTCTTGCTCGATTAATCATTTGTGACAAAAGTTTCATAAAAAGAACTCTTTGCTCTGCTCTTAGCTTTTGATAATAGTCAGAATATGCTGGAGTGAGTTGTGCGCCATAAAAATCATTGAGACGCATCTTCATTCTTTTTGTTATTTCTATTTTTGAGAGGTCAATCAATCCTGATGTGGTGTTATCTGCCAATACCGCCCTGGTTCCATCAGCTGTATCTATTGGATAAATTGAGGATGCTGGTCTTGAGCGCTGGTCTGTCAAGAAGTCGCTTACAAGCATTCTTGCAACATCCGCAATATCAAGGTTTTCAAATTTTTGATTCGGGTTGAATACGCCACCAGGCACAGCAGACTCCACGTCCTGTCTCAGATACTTTCTTTTATCGTTTGGTTTTCCAACAAATATCACATCCGGAGACTCCATGCCCAGATGCTGCTGGAGGTCTGACGCAAATCTCTCCGCTAGGTGCTGATAGTTTTTTGGCTTTTCGTAAACGAAATACTTTTGAGCCCCAGACTCAACCGCTGATATTGAATTTGATATTTTCTCCTTGCGGACTAATTGTTGATTTGCTAGAAGTTTTGCGAGAACGATAGGTGTAATTCGTGAAAAACTACCTCCGTCTGCAATGAAACTTATTGCATCATCAAGATTGTTTATTAGCTTTCCTCTCCCGGAAAGTGAAACCGTAGTTCGCGAGGTGCCCTGTTCTTCTTTTGGCAATTTCTGTAGTTTTCGCTTACCAAATAGCTTCTTTGCCCAGGCTGTTGTCCCATCAATTATTTCATTAGGATTTTTGATTCCATCAAACGATTCGGAATACTGAATACCATCGCCTATTTCGTCGGCAACATTTCTTAGCCTTGCTCCTGGGTCTTTGCTGTTATTTATTTTTTGTGCTGAATTGACTACTCTTCCAAGTTTTCTTCTCTCGCCAACAGAGAGATTTCTGGCCTTAGACAAGCTTATTGTTGAACCACCAGGTAGAACATAAATCAAACTTTTAATTCCAGTATTGGAAAGAAGTCCAAGCTCTTCTCCGCCGAGGTCGGATGAAGAAAGAGTCGACATAAGGTAGTAGGCGCCTTCC